CACGATATGTACATTAAGGGAGAACTTGATGAGAAAGAAGAAGACAAATTGTGGATGAAGTTTTTAGAAGATCCAGACCGGTTCAATCGGTTTATGACATTATTAAACTTTCATGCACTTGCCAAAAAAGATGCTTTGAAGAATGAAATTGATAACCATATCTAATAAAAAAGCCCCAACCCATTCAAGGACTGAGGCTTAGTATTATATTATATGATAATCAGCTTACGCTGAAGTTGTCTCGATCTCAGCATATGAGAAAGACTCATCGTGCATGATCTGAACATCAGCGTAGACGTTAGTTACCAAGCGTGTCATTCCAGAGGTTGCCTGAGTAAAAGGGTCTACAAGAATCTCGATTCCACCCCACATACCCATCATTAGGTCTGCAAAGTTTCCAAAGATTAACGGTGACTCTTCAGGTGCGCCGGAGGCTGTCTCAGTAATGAGATTAGTAACTCGTGCATCGTAACTATTGACCGAGCCGTCCTCCCAGACATAATTACCAGAACCGGAGTCCTTAACAGTTTGCTTGAGAAGGCCTCGTCCCTTCGCGTTTGTAAGATATCCAAGACTTCCAATGTCTGCATCGTCAACAGCTACCGCTGTCTCAAGGTCTACGACCAATGCATGACCGGCAGTACCACTCACAAGAGTAGCTACATCAAGAATACCACTCGGGCCACTTTGTGCTCCTTCAATGGCCGCACCTTCAAGTCCACGCTGAACGGCACCGATAAGCTGTTTTCTCAACCGTTGCTCTACAGACGGTGAGGTCTGCTTCATAGCTTGGTTAGAAACATCAATATAGGTTCCACCTCGGTTGGGAGATAGAGTCACATTACCAAAGGTAGGAGTAGACTCATTACCAACGTTAGTTTCGCCTTCCCATACAAACGATGGTGAGTTGCCCTCTTTTGAAAACTTAACGTCTCCAATCAAACCATCAAGAGTCTCGGCACCCATCTGAGTGAGGACCATACGCTCCTTCAACTTCTCAATAAAACTTCCCTTCTCTTCAAATACAATGTCCTCTCCTTCAGTACCTACTGTGAGGTCATTACGGAAGTTACCTTGAAGAACATTCGAAGGAAGCACCAGACCATTACCACCCTGCAAGGTTACACCTGCATTGGAGGCTTCTTTCTCTGCATACCGGTTGAGGTCACTGTAAAAACCTTGCTTGTAGTTGCTCAAGGACGCTGGGTTTACAGCAAACTTGATAGCGTCTTTAAAGCTAAAGTCTTTGTGTTCCTTCTCGGAACCATCTTCATGATTGCGAAGACTTGCATCTTTCTTCTTGTTTTCAATGAATTCTTCTCTATACAAAATAGCACTCTTTGATTCAAAGGTACTCTTGGCTTCATTCCACTTGTTCTGTGCTTGTTCTGAGAGCTCTTTACCCTCAAACTCACTATGAATACTCTCCATAGTTTCCAAAGCAGAATTCTTCTCTTCTCTTACTCTCTTAATGTTATCCATCTTGTCGTTGTTTTGTTTTAAAGTTCAAAAGGGTCAACTGTCTCTGCCTCTCAGCACTGGTAGCTCCCTTGTTTGTGTTGTTGTTTGCAATAGGCTCTTCTGGAGAACTTTTCTCCTCAGTAGCGTCTATATCTTTTTTTCGTTCGTTAATATTCTGAATCTCTTTAAGCTGATCTTTGATCTCTTCGATACCTTGTACTTCAAGACCTATTGTGTAGGTCATGTTGGGTTCGCGTTCATCGCTTTCTACTTTCAACTCTGGTACAGGTAAGCCCAATTTTTCAAACGCAGACTTACTCATAGCAACTTTCTTAAAGGCCGGTTCTACTGAATTGTCTACAAGACCAAACTCTACCGCTTCATCTGAATCCAACCACCTACCATCTCCACCATTCTCACTCATCAGGTCTAAATAGAAGTCTGCATCTCTATCTCCCCTCTTAGCGTAAATATCAGCGATCACTCCATCTGTCTTTTTTAAGTCTTTAGCTAAAGCGTCGAAGTCAGAGCTGTTACCCAGTCCCATAGTCCAAGCTCTGTGAATGAGCATCATACCATTGGCACTTATCTCTCTTTCGTCACCTGCTTGAAAGATGATCGTCGCTGAAGAAGCGCTCATGCCTGTAATCTTTGTCTTTACAGTTGCAGAGTTACTTGCAAGCAGGTCATGAATTGCTAAACCCTGATCTACTGAGCCTCCGAGTGAATTAATGTTTACCTCGATCTCATCAGCGTCTATAGAAGCAATCTCCTTAAGCTTATCTCTCATATTCGTCAATGTGTTCTGCTCATCATCACTCTCAAAAGGATCTTCACCAATGACTCCATCAATTGATATGACTGCTTTGTTTTCACCCTCATTCTTCTGAATGGAGATGTTTAAATAGCTCTCTTTATCGTTCATCTCTCTTGTCCGTTGTTTAATTTCATTTTCTACCATTATGTATGTCTAAGAAATGATCTCTGCTAAAATTTATTTCCATACTCGCAATAGTCGACCGAACAGGTGGGAAGTCATTAGTCGTGTTTCAATTGAAAGGCTTTCGAGAGATTAAATCATCGAAGTAGATTGAACATTAACTCTTAATTTCAGAGTTGTTTGGAGTAGTGTGTGTTTGTCACTGGTCGATTGTCGGTGTTGATCAACTTCGGATGTTGAACAGAAGTACAGTCTGAAACAACAAATACTCTCCATTAACTACTGATAAGAAGAGTGGAAGAGTGACAATGAAAGAGAACAAATACAACAGAGGAGAGTGTACAAAATGACAAGTGGTTCTCGTCTATTTTTTTTGTGTTTGGGTTAGTGGGTGTTTATTGAATGGTGTGTGTTAAATATAGTTTCCCCCTTAGGGGAGAGAAGATCAAAGATCTCCATTTTACCTTTCACCTTTCAAGCAAACCAGTTCGTCTATGTATTTCTACATATACACCCATATTCACTTTTATAGTGTGGCAGTTTTGGACGTATCGGGGAGAACACCGAGGTCTATGAACAAATGTGACCTCGGCCAACCCGACTTCAAGCCCCCTACCTTGTCATTACAACGTCTCGGGGGCGAAACCCTAAACAAGAGGACTTAAATCTGTGCCTTCTCTGGGTCGTCCTGTATGATATGATATGATTAACTATTTAAAGATAAGGACATTTTACGCTTTTTCCTGAGAAAACATCGACAACTCGACCACTTTTTATCGTGAAATTGCGAGGCTCGCAAGAGGTCCGATGGTGATCTCAATACTCCCCATAGTCAGAAATAATCAGTAAATCCATTCTCCAAACAACCCTGAAATCACCAGTCGTTTTTCATTAGCGTGATTAGTAGATCTACTGCTATTACCGCTATCATTACTTCAAAGATCATGCTACTCCTCCGGATCAGATCCCAGTTCCTTCATATTCAGTTGTTGAAGGTGTATGTCCAGACCATCTTTAGAATCCATATCAAGGAAATCACGCGATTCATTAAGTGAGAAGATGCTTCTGTCTACCATCTGTGATAAGAATTCACCAGTATCCTTAAGACTTGCTCTTACAAGTTGTTTTGTATCGATATTTACCTTGTAACCTGCTTGCTTTTCGGTCTCCAAGAAGAGCTTATTTCTTATCTCATTCTCTATGATTCTGATCTTAGGATTCAAACAGTTGTTAACGTATGTTCTGCTCTCTTGCTCTTTAGACTTGAAACTCTGTGAGTCAGTGTGGTTGAGGAATGAGAGGGGCATTTGTAGCCATCTGGAGACGTCCTCTACTGTAGCCTGTGATCTTTCGATAAGCATAGCATCTGAGGCTTTAATATCAAGAGCTTGGTAATCCCAAGTCCCTTCCAGTATTGCAGTTCTAAACCAGTTCTGCTCACCACTGTACACATGTTCAAATTCTTTTCTGATCTCTGATTTTGCTTTATTGACCACTGCTTCATCAGTACCCAGTGAGTCTTCAGTAGACAGGACTCCACCAATATGTGCGTTGTTATCGAAGTACTTCTTAGAGAACTTCTGTACACTCATATGCCCCTCAAAAGACTCTTTCGCACCAGCTTCAAGTACTGATAGACCTTTGTATCCATCCAGTGTGAAGTCGTAGACGTGAATAACATCCCTTGCAGGGTACTTCTTATCAATATTTTTGAACTTGTAGAAGATGTCTCCACTCTCTTTATTTTTATAGATGTCTACATCTTTAGGTTTCTCGATCTGGAGATTCACTACTTTATTTCCGTCCCTCTCGATCCTTGCAAACCCATTACCGTATACGAGGGTGTTTATCATCAACAGCTTCTTAAAGTGTGTCGCTGACAGGTATCTGCTTGACTGGTACTTCAGAATCTCATTTAAGTGGTGATCCGCGTCAACAGTGTTCCCTTCCTCTGATCTCTGGACCACATCTATAGGTAAGCTTGCAATATGGTTAGCTATGATGTTGACCCCACCATAAAAAGAAGACAGTGCAAGTGATGTTCTCTCATCCACATTTACACCCTTACCATCTACTCCTAAGTTCTTTAAAAGCCACGGAGACGGGTTATTTAGAGTGGACACCTGCTCATTCCTGTATTTGTTTAATGCTCGTCCGAATAGGTTTCCCATTTTATCTCTCTCATGTTGTTGAATTTCATTTTCTACCATTATGTATACTGAGGCGCGGATCTCTGCTAAATTTAGCGTTCTTAGATGTCCTGTTTCTTCTCCTTCATCTTCATAATCCTCTGAGCAATAGGGCTCAGGTTCTTACCGGTCTCTTCTTTCTCTCCAAAATCACTCCAGAGATAAGTCCCGACCGCCATCCCCATCGTAATCACACCATCAATCTTCTGATCATCAGTAATCTTTTGTGGTCTAATACTGTCATAGGTGTTCTCCTTGACTGCTACGTTTTCCATACACCATCGTTGTACCTTATTCCCATTATGACTGAGCCGACCGTCCACAATCATTTTCTCCATCTCTCTCATAGGTGTATCCCAGTTCTTATATCCTATCTGAGTGTACTCTACAAAGTCTTCTCCATTTACACCGGCCCTCTTAAGGTCTTTGATTATTGATTCTGAGTGCCACGGGTCATAGGCTATGTATTGTACATTGTAATCCCTCACAAGCTCTATGATCTGGTTGGTTATCATCTCATAGTCTATACTAACTCCACCTGCGACTGTTAGATCGCCCCCGTCCCTCCATTCCTGTATCTGTGACAGGTACTTGTCTGTCCTGTTATCATCTCTTGAGAACCGCTTTTCAGGTAGGTAGAAGAAGTCAAAGGGATAGACCATCACATTGTTGATACTACTTCCGTCAAAGAATGTAATCTTGACATTGCTTAAATCAAGTTTACTTGACAAGTCAAAAGTTATAACAGCAGGCAGATCCTGAACATCTTTATATGTAAGGGAATCGTCCTCACACTCATCCCACTTGCTTATGTCTAACCATCCGGAGGACGACCTGCCAAACACATTGAGGTTCTTCACAAGGATGTCATTCTTAACTCTGTTATTACCCTGAGCTTTCTTGACTCTGGACTCAAAGTAGGATTCCAGAATACTTACGCCAAAGAGAGGATTGGCCTTCTTCCACACGTCAACATCATCCCAGCGTTCTTCATCTCCCTCATCAATGGTATAAATAATAGATAGGACCTGGTCATCTTTTGTATCCCCCTCCAGAAGAGATACATCTCTCTGGTAGAATCTATATCCCACTGTGTTTGTATGGTATCCTGCTGTAGAGATGTTTATGAACAGAGGGTTGATCCTTGTGGATGTACCCGCCATAATGGTGTCTACAAGTTCAAAGTCTGTATTGTCCTTACTCTCATCAAATATTGCACAGGATACATTGAGACCATCAGCAGTGTCACTCTTAGTTGCAATGGGTTCATATACACTCTTTGTATCATCACATCTTATCCCGAGAGAAGCTATTGAGTTGTTTACTTTGAAAAGATCTTGTAGCTCCTCATTGTTTCTTATCATCTGCCTTGCACTATTCCAAGAGAGTTTCATAGAGTGGCTTCTGTTTTGTGCAATGTTATAGACCTCAGAACCATCACCCTCAAACAGGAGGAAGTACAAAGCTATGAACGCCCCCATTATCGATTTACCATTCTTCTTTCCCATAAAAAGAGAGAACTCCCTAAATCTCCTTACGGCCACACCATCCATTCTCTCATGTTTGAGGAAGCCAAAGAGCTGTCCCAGTATAAACTTTTGGAAGGGTGCCAACTCTATAGGTTTATTACTGAATCTGCCTTGAAAGTGGGTAAGATAGGTCTCTACGAACTCAAAGAAGTGAAGTGCCCCCTTAGGCTCGAAATACCAATCTACTGTACCTTCCTCTGCTCTGATCAGGTCGTTTTGGAAGCGTTCTACAGTTAGTATTGTGTAGTTGCATGAAGGTATAGTTCCATCCAGTATATCCCTACAGTATTGGTCAATCTCTTCAATACCACATTCTATTACTTTACTCATGTCAAGGGTGTATTAAAAGTTCTTACTCTTGAGGGTCCCCACATCTACTGGTTTACGTGTGTCCTCATCTTTGGTCTTACTAAGCTTATGAAACTCATTTGACCTAACCTTTATGCCCATTGAGTCCTTCAACAGTCTGATCTGAGTGATAATCCTATTCAACTCCTGAAGTAAGTCTGACTCTGAATCCTCTTCGTTGAGGTCATCCTGCAACTGGACT